AAAAATATTTATTTATTTTCATCCTCTTCTCCTGTTACACTTCCTTCTTCCCCAGGAGTATTACAATGAAAGATCTATCTTCAATCTCTAGAGAAGAAGTTTTATTTCTTGTTAAGAAGTATAAGATTACAGAAGAGGAATTATTTACTATTCCTAATAAGGTAACGGGGTGTTGTGGGAACTGTAATGGCCATAAAATTCCTGTAAACAAGCCGCATGAGAATGCGATTACGATAGAGGAGTAGGCTGGCCCCTTTGCGTGTTATACATTTGGAGTTTAAGATGAGTAATGAATTTACGATTAATGAGGATGGTACTGTCCTAGATAGGGAGACGGGGTTAATGTGGAAGCGTTGTGCAGAGGGGCAGTATTGTAATGAGATGGGTTGTATAGGTAATGCGAGGGGGTATACTTGGGAGGAGGCGATGTTACTTACCAGTCCCTTTGCTGGTTATGAGGATTGGAGGCTCCCTACGATTAAGGAGTTGAAGTTGATTATAACTAGGGAGGTAAGTAAGCCCTACATGAATCGTTTAATATTTCCAGATACGGGGAAAACGAATTTCTGGTCTTCTTCTGACAGTCCTTATTATTCTTTTGGTGCTTTTTATCTTGATTTTAACAGAGGGTATCCATACTATGACGATAAGAGTCATTTATATTCTGTCCGAATGATTCGAGGTCAACAAGCAATCGATGGAATTCCCTTTTGCTTTAGGAACCCATCTACCAAAGTCTCCGAGAAGCCCTTGTCTTTAGCCAGGCAGGGGGGAGGAAAGGAGGCTTTGGTAAATGAATCAGAAAGAGGCAGAGGATAATGGGATGAGGAGACTGGCCATTTTATCAAAGGAGAGTGGTCATTCACTTTCAGACCTTCTTGATTGGTATCAGTGGGAGTTTGAGGATATAGGTAGGATTACAGAAGAGGAGGTTAGGGGGATTGTAGGTGTTTATATTAAACAACATAGAATGTATAGAGATTCATCTAACGTTAACGAGGGGTACTTATGAGTATTGCTGATGTAATCAATGAAGATAATAATAGGATTAGCCAATATGATGGGTATTCATTATATTGTATGCTTGAGGCAATAAAGGATCAAGGAAGACATTCGAATGCAATGATGAATTTTCTTAATCGAGTAGGTAACCAGATTAAATTATTGGTTATTTCTGAAGAAGATCCTATAGATCCTGAAGATCTATTTATGATTCAGAGATACATTCCTCTTAATGAATTAAGTGAGATAGTTGGTTTATTATTTATGCTGGATAAGGTGGGCGCCCATGATGATTTGTCATTGTATACTATGTTGAAAGAAGGGAATCCAGATTTAGGTAAATCTGAGATAGAATGCTTCAAGGAGTTGGAATCTCGTTTAGTAGAGAATAGGGAGACGAGTTTACTTCTAAAGAAGAAGAAAGAAGCAGAAGATAAAAAGAAGAAGGAAGAAACAGAGGATAAAGATAATAAGAAAGAAGCAGAGGATAAAGAGAAGAAGAATGAAGAGAAGTAGGATATTATCTACTCTATAGATTATCTTTCTATAGACGACTACTTCATAGATTGAATAGGTATTCTCTTTCTAAGAGAAGGAAGAGGATACCTAGTTATGGTTATCTTTCCTCTCCAGTTGGCCCTTTCTTTCTATTGGTTATCGTGGTCTCACCAGATTGTTCGTAGGCATAGAATCCGAATTGGATCACAGGGAAGATATCGGTTCGGAGCATAATATCTAGGGATTCATGGATTCCATATTTAAGGACATGAGCAAGCATATTTTTTGCTATTTGAGGGTCAATAGCATAGGCATGTGCACGAAGCATGAAATGGTAATCAGGACCATTGGAGCCATGAGGAGGGAGAGGCATGATAGGAAATACTGAATTTCTTTGTTCGAGACAACCCAAGTATACGATACAGTTGAACAGAGGAAATTCTTTGAATGGTTGACGAACGATAGCATCATGTTCTAGGATGATGAGTGGGGTATCGGAGGCCACACATTTGGCCCATAGAGCGATATGGGAGAAGGCGCAAGCCACTTCGGTAGGGGACAGGTTGGGGTCTACTACTTTTATCCAGGATACCCAGGAATCAGAAATAGGGGTATGTGTAGGGGTAAAGGCTTCGAAGTATTCATAGGGTTGGCCCACTTCTTCACAGGAAGTTGCGCAACGTTCTGATAATTCATTAGAGATAGGATTATCCGAAATACGGATAATGTAAGCAAAAGGAATATCTCTTCGATAGGAAAAGTTCAATTTTTGCATTATAGTTACCAGGTTTTCATAGGAAATAGTAACTTATCGGAATAGAATTTGGATAACAAGAGGGGATATTTGATGGTTATTGAGATATGGGCAGGTAAGGGGAAGAGATCAAAATTCCACAAGTTTATTTATAATACTTCTTTTAAAGAAGTATATTCAGAGTATTCTTGTTGTGGGAAGAGATTCAATGGAACAATATATTCTACAAAGAAAGATGAAGTCCCAGAAGAAGATAGACTTTGTGAGAAGTGTTTTGTTTATTCTTATAAAGAAGGGTAAGAATCAACTATTCTGTTTTAAACAAACATTTGGAGATAATTAAGTGGCAAGAATTAATGCAGAAGGGGCGGTACATAAGTGTAGTAACTGCCGATACTATTGGAGTAAAGGGAGGAATGCAGGATATTGTGCAGAACGAGGAGTGGATACTGTAGAAGGAAATGATTGTCCTCGATTTGAGTTAGGGAGAACAGATTTAGAATATATAGGTAATCATTCCGTTCTTTCTAGATTTAGGGAGATCTTCCAGAAAGGAAGGAAGAGCATAGACAGGCACTACGGGATTACAATTTCCGGTGCGTAGTGGCCTACGGATAGGACTTTAGCCCGATTCCAAAGAAGAATAGGTAAGCTGTCAAGTTGAAACTAGGTGTTCTGTATTTTCGTACAGAACACCTAATTGTTATCAATATATTCTACAATTAACACATAAAGGAGAACTGCCATTAGTATACTAATAAGTATACTTATTAGTATACAAATAGGAACAAATAAGAACATTCCAAAGATTAACGTAATTTTATTTATTGCATATCTAATCATTGTTAACTCTTGCTGTATAGGTTATAATCTTCTCTTCTATTTCTTTCGTTCGCTAGTTTAATTTGTTGTAGTTTATCATTTGCTAATTTTAATTGTTGTTGTTTATCATTTATTACTCTCGGTTGTTTTGGTTCTTTAGGTTCTATCTGTTTTGTATTCTTTAAAATGTCTCCTTTACTAACCCAGAGTTCACGAGGAGTTCCAGCCCTATATTCTCGTTGTCTTTGGTTTACATATTCTTTATTATCTTCTTTATATCTATATCGTGATTCTTTAATCTTATCTTTATTTACTACCCTGTATTTGTAGGAATTATCTCTTATTTTTATCCTATTATTCTCTCTATATATCTGTGCTTTTACTCTTGTGGCTTGTCTATGTTTTTCTCTATATTCTATTTGGTAGAGAAGATAGTTCTTTTTCCTTTCTGCTTCTATAATGTCCTCATTAGTAATCATTACTATTCCTTCTTCTTGATTGGTTCTATACTTAATTGTGCTATCTCTTATTTTCTGTCGATTCTTCTCTCTATATTCTTTTGATTTCTCTAAAATTTTCTGTTTGTTATTATTTCTATATTCTTTTGCTTTATCCTTTATTTTCTGTTTATGTTTCTTTCTATAATTTGCCTGGCAGATAAGATGCTTCTTTCTTCTTTCTACCTCTAAGGCTTCTTCTTCTTCGTAGGTAATCATTTGTGCCAACAAGACCCTATCGTTGAGAATTCATTATGGAATAGTTGAGAATCTTTTCCTAAATAGAAGAAAATTTGTCCTTGCAATGGAGTTTTCTTTATTTGTTTCCCATCATGAAAACGGATTCTTTTCTTTACAAGACAGAGGGAAGAAGCATGTTCTGAAAGGATATTGAACCATTTAGTATCTGTAGCATTATTTACTAAGACAATGGCAGAGGACACATGACCACAAGAAAATTCATTAGCCATTTTCAACATAAACTTTCCAATAAGGTCTCTACCATAAGGTGGGTTCATCCATACCTTACCGAGCCAGGAATGAGAGAGGCCGTCATCTTCTAGGGAGAAGATATGTTTAGCTTGTACTGTTTCTTGTGCCAAGGGACAACTAGCAGGATCAAGATCAATACCTCCCATTACAATTCGTGCTTTCTCAATATAGAGTGATGGGGTATACCATTCATTATTCCCTACGCCTAATGAAACATGTGGTTTTGTTTTCTTAATAGTCATCTTCAGTTACTCGTGAGTAGGATCTTTCAAAGTATTCTTTAGGGAAAGGATATAGGGTACCATCCTGAGCTGTCAGTAGCCAATCTCCTATATTGCCTGACTGAATCCCCAAAGAGGTCTTAACAAAGAATTCTTCTTTCATTTCTCTTGCTTCTATCGGAACTGGTTTCTTTATTACCAATATAGAAGGAGGTAAACTATGAGAATAGGTTCCGTTAGGTAGTCTTTCAATAATCATGTTGGCACCTCGCGTTATTTATTTATAGTATATCAATGTGGGAAGTAAAGAAAAAACCATTTATTATTGTGTTTTTATAAGAAGGTAAATACCATGCAAGAAGAAACGGAAATTACGGAGTCAGTATTAGAGAAAGAAATCTGTGAAAACTGTAGACATTTTTGGATAAAGGCAGTGACCGGACTAGGGTTTTGTTCCTCTATATATAAAGGAGTAAAGAAAGAAGATTATTGTCTTCATTTTGCAGGTTCTTGGTTATTCTTACATTATAATTATGACTATAGCCGAGGAACTGCCACACCAGTAAGTACCGAAAAGAAGAAGAAAGGGAAAAGTCCATGACGTTCCGATTGACAAAAATACAACAAAAGGCTTGGGAATTAATCTCTGGTCCTGCGAAACATGTGTTATTAGTAGGGGGGTCAAGGAGTGGTAAGACCTTTATTTCTATAAGGGCTGTGATCCTACGTGCCCTACTGGCCGATGGATCTAGGCATGTGATTCTACGGTTTCGATTCTCTCATGTAAAGAATACGGTTATTTTAGATACCTTCCCAAAGGTAATGAGCCTATGTTTTCCAGGGATTCGATACCATCTTGATCGTTCTGATTGGTATGCCACCTTTGACAATGGCTCACAGATCTGGTTTGGGGGATTAGACGACGATACCCGTTCGGAAAAGGTATTGGGGTCAGAATATGCCACCTTATTCCTAAACGAATGTTCTCAGATTAGTTCGTCTGCTCGAAGCATTGCGCTTACTCGGTTATCGCAGCAATGTTTTGTAGAGAAGACAGGAAATAATCTACGAGTTAAGGCGATCTATGACTGCAATCCTCCCTCTACTGCCCACTGGACCTATAAAATGTTCCAAAAAAAGGTGCAGCCAGAGACGAATATGCCATTGACTAATCCATTAAACTATGAATCTATATTCATGAATCCTTTCGATAACCTTGAGAATCTTCCTGAAGACTATATTACAGAGATGGAATCACTCCCAGCGGCCATGAAGAGACGATTCTTAGAGGGTAGATACTCTGATATTTCTACAGGAACTCTTTGGACCGTAGAGATGATTGAAGCCACGCGAGATGTAATGACACCGCTTCCTGAGATGAGACGAATTACCGTAGGGGTAGATCCTTCTGGCAGTGCAGATACTGACAATGAGAGAAATGATGCCACTGGGATTATGGTTTGTGGGAAGGGAAGTGATAATATAGGGTATGTACTAGAAGATTGCACAATTAAGGCCGGTCCCGCCACTTGGGGGGTAGCGGCCATTGAGGCTTATCATCGTCATCGAGCAGATAAGATAGTAGCTGAGAAGAATTATGGAGGAGAAATGGTTCGCCATGTGATCCATTCCATCGATCCTTATGTAAAATGTGATCTTGTCACCGCTACCAGAGGAAAATGCGTCCGTGCCCAACCTATCAGCGCGTTAACCGAACAGAAAAAGATCCGATTTACCAATCATTTTCCTGCACTAGAAGATGAATTATGTGCGATGAGTGAAGATGGTTACACGGAGAAGGGGTCACCGAATCGTGCAGATGCCTTCGTCTGGGCGATGAGCGATCTATTTCCTGTAGGAGAAAGAAGCAATCTTGCTACTTGGATACAACTAGGAACGCCGTATGTCTAATCTTTCCGCGCTATCGGAAGAAATGCCCACCCCCACCTCCTTAGATACCTTTGAAGAGTTAGGCCGAACGGCTACCACACAAGATAGCTTTGTAAACTTTGAACAACGCATGGGAGTAGGTGCAGATAATGCCCTTTCCTCTTCTACCTATGGGCTGAATCCAATCTCTAGGCAGAGGGTGTTGTTAGAGTGGATACATAGGGGGTCTTGGTTAGGAGGGATTGCCGTAGATGCGGTTGCAGATGATATGACCCGAGCGGGTATTGATATACGTGGAGATATTGATCCAAAAGATATCTCTGCCATTGAAGAATGCGCGGTTTCATTGGGGATCTGGAAGACATTGAATGAAACCATAAAATGGTCAAGGTTATATGGCGGTGCCATTTCTGTTTTATTGATAGATGGGCAAGACTTAGAAACACCATTCAGGATAGATACCATAAGTAAAGGACAGTTTAAAGGTTTGGCATGTTTAGACCGTTGGCAGGTGATGCCCACTCTGAATGATCTCGTCACTGAATATGGCCCTATGCTGGGACAACCTAAATACTATGAGGTGATGGGCCAAGGCCCTGTACTACAGGGAAGAAAGATTCATTATTCTCGTTGTCTACGTTTTGAGGGGATCACGCTGCCTTATTATCAGAGAATATCTGAGATGTTATGGGGTATATCAGTATTGGAACGGCTCTATGACCGGATGATATCGTTCGACAATGCGACTATGGGTGCGGCGCAATTAGTGAATAAAGCCTATCTTCGTACCTATAAGATCAAAGGAATGAGGGAAATTGTAGCGGCAGGGGGGGATGCAATGATAGGACTGACCCGTTATGTAGACATGATGCGTCGATTCCAAGGAATCGAAGGGATTACGTTATTAGATGCAGAAGATGATTTTCAAGGAAGTACCAACCGAGGGTTTGCGGGTATCTCAGATACTCTGCAACAGTTTGGACAGCAAATCTCTGGGGCATTGCAGATCCCGCTGGTTCGTCTTTTCGGTCAAAGTCCCGCAGGGTTTGCTAGTGGGGATACGGATCTGAGAAATTATTATGATACGATTCGTCAGACCCAAGAGAAGGATCTACGAACCTCGATAATGACGACCTACAGGCTTCTAGCGGCCTCAGAAGGAGTGACCCTGCCCAAAGGTACCCGGTTCGAGTTTAAGCCGCTGTGGCAGCTTACAGAGGAGCAGAAGGCCATTGTGGCAGAGAAGACAGGAAAGATAGTGGCAGAGTTGAATGGCTTCTCGATTATTGATAAAGCCACGGCCCTTCGTGAACTACGGCAGAGTAGTCATGCCACGGGGATCTTCACGAACATTACCGAAGAGATGATTCGAAAGGCAGAGACAGAAGAGGAGATACCTCAACTCCCTATTTCTGAACCAACAGGACCACAAAAAGAATCTATAGTAGTCGCACCTGGCGTACAAATAGAGTAATATTCGCTTTCCTATAGTAGGAAACACAGAAAACAGGTATCCCTAGTAGGGATACGAGATCGTTCCTATGGCTGATATGCGAAGTGTCCATTATCCTGATCCTCCTTCTTCTTTTTTAGAAGAAGAGGTAGCCAGTCAAGCGGCTTGGCAGATTTCACTTTCTGAGGCTTGGCGGTTTCATAGTCACCCTCCAGGACCAGGTGAGGATACTTCAGGAGGAGGGTCTTCAGGGAGCGGACTTCCCCCGGAGGAAAGTATTCTATATCCTGATTACTTGTCAGGTAATACCTTATCAGTAGATCCAGAAGCCCTTCATGTAGGACTGCATCTTTCTGAATTTAGTACCCCGGAAGATAGGGTTGAGGCGAGGGAAAGCCTAGAATTGCAAGAAATTAATTGTGGCGTATTTTAACGCTTATCTCTTACCCTTTATTTTATACCCATTCATAGGATTTAAACCAAATGGCTGCTGAAACTCCTCGCGTACAAATTAAGACTGGCGTACAGGCTAACCTGCCGACCAGTAGCATGCTCCGTGGCGAACAGTTCGTCACTACCGACCGTCATGGTTTGTATATTGCTACGGATGCGACCACCACTATCAACGTGGTTCCGTTGGTCGATCAACTGACTGCATTTTCGAGTGTAGATGGTGCGAACGATCTACTGTTCATGCACGATGCCAGTGCTACCGGCGTTAAAGAAAAGAAGATCACCTTTTCTGATTTTAAGTCTGCCCTAAATATTCCTGCGGCCAGTTCGGATGAGATGGTGGCAGTGGTTAGTGGGGGTACTGCGGGTTATCTCTGGGGCACTGATGGTACCGATGGTATCGTCCGTGTGGATGCTTCGTTGCAGATGATTAAAGATTCCGGTAATGGCTTCATTACGCTGAGTGCGGGAACCATTAACTGTGGAGAGTTTTGATTCTCCTATCTCTGAGGATGGAATTTCTCCGACGATAGGGGTAGGTCATTATCCTCTTGGATATTGAATAAGTAGTCTCCTCATGGAGAAGGTCTCTCCTTCCCATGAGGACAAATTAAAAGAGATCCATGGAACCTCCTGTGATTTTATTTCCTTCGGGAACCAGAAGTCGATTAGAAGAAGTAAAAACGGCGGCGGCATTGCGTCCTCGTCAGCTATATTTCGTTACGGGAGAGGGTAGACTTTCCGCAGGAGTGACTACTACTCACTATGAGGATATCGCGTATTGTAGCGATGTTACGGCACAGTATGGGTATCATTTATTAACACAGAATACTACGTTAAGTTTCTCCTCCTTTCCTGCAGGAAGTGTTATTACTGTGGTATTGGAACAAGATAGTACCGGAGGATGGACCGTCACCTGGCCCACTTCGCTACTATGGATGGCCGGAACGCCTACCATTACAACCACCCCTGGCAAGAAAGATATCTTCCATCTTCTTACGGATGGAACAAGATTCTTTGGTAAAGTGTTTGGTCAGAATATTTCTTGGTAAGATTATGACAATACAGTTTTTTACTACAGAGAAGATTGGTCCAAAACAAGAGAAGACGCCAGAAGGGTATCTTCTTTGTAGAGAAGTTCCCATTGCTCGTACAGGAGCAATGAGTTATCTACAAGGAGGAATGCCATTGGATGGGCTAGGTCGTCCGATTAGTACGGATCGAGAGATTGAAGTGGTTCGAGACGCTATGGCGTTGTTCAGTGAAGAATCTCTTTCTAGTTTACAAGGAAAGTCATTGGTTCATGATCATCCTAAACAGGATATAGATCCTACTAGTTGGAAAAAACTTACGTTAGGGATTGTAATGAATCCCCGGAGGGGGGACAATGCGAATGATGATTTACTGATGGCTGATATTTTAGTCACGACGGAAGAGGGAATGAAGAAGATACAAGAGGGAAAGAGAGAGGTTTCGGCAGGATATGATGCAGAGTATGAAGAAATTTCTCCAGGGAAATGGAGACAACACCGGATTATTTTCAATCATGTCGCCTTAGTAGAACAAGGTCGATGTGGCTCACGATGTAGAATACAAGATTCAATAGAGGAACCTATATTTATGTCTGAAGATATGAAAGAAGAAGAGAACACTCCAAAGGAAGAGTCTGTCTCTGAAGTGAAGACAGAGGATAATGTAGTGCCAAAGGAAGAAGAGAACCCAATGGCAAAAGCTATGGATGCGCTTTCCACCACTATGGGGTCGTTAGTGGCCCGTATGGATGCGATAGAGAAAAAGATGAGTGCAGCTACTAAGGATGAAGTACCAGAAGTAAATAAAGAGGAAGAAAAGGTAGGAGAGAAGGAAGAGGAGAAGAAAGAAGTAGCAGAGACGAAAGATAGTGCCTGCTTGGTCGATGCTTCCACACAAGATTCTTCTTCGCTACAAGATCCTTTCCAAGCTATGTTAGCAAAAGCAGAGATTATCTCTCCAGGAATTCCTTTGGTAAGTTTCCATACTAGGGATTCTTTGGAAGATACGAAGAATCGTATGATTGAGTTTCAGTCAAAATCGCTTATAGAAGCCCATCGTCTCCCAGTAACTAGAAAGATTATGGAAGAGATTCTAGGGACTCCTCGACTACACCTCGCTGGAATGACTCGGGACAGTATTGAAGTTCTCTTCAACTCCACTGTCTTGGCAAAGAAGATGTCAAATAATGCTCCATTAGTCGCAATTCCTGTCACTTCCCATATACCAAAAGAACTAACTCTTGCGGATATCAATCGAATTAATGCTGATTTCTATCGCAATCATCCATAGGATCTATTCATGGCCGCTTTCCTTTTCAGAATGCCCGCTGGTTTTCCAGGAGATGTAAACCGTACTCGTCCTTGCACCATTGAGCCTACGGTAACTTCTTCTACTAATCCTCCTACCTCTTTTGGTCAAGCCGTTGTGCTTGATGCTACTACCCATGGGGTTCGGCTCATTAACGTGAGTACCGATTCCGTGGCTCCTTACGGAATTACGGTTCGTCCTTATCCTTCTCAGGAAACTTCTACTACCGCAATGGGGGCAGTAGGTTTTGGTGCGGGGACTCCTGCGCTTACTGGGATTATGGATGTTCTACGCTCAGGTTATATTAATGTAAAAGTTAACGGTGCAACGGTACCTGTGAAGGGAGGCGTAGTGTATGTTTGGCATGCTGCATCTTCTGGTGCTCATGTACAAGGAGGATTTGAGGCAGTAAGTACCGGAGGAAGTACGATTACGCTTACTAATTGCGCCTTCAATGGTCCTACGGATGCCGATGGTGTTACTGAAATCATGTTCAACATTTAATCTCACAAAGATCTATTTCATAGAAGGGTAATATCATGTCAGACATTTTAAATGCGCAAGGAAAGAGTTTTCGTGCTGTAGATTCTTTGTGGGGTGCAGAAGGAAGTTCCTACCATCCTGGTCGTCGCCTTCCTCACCGATTTCAAACGCATGATGGTCGTACCGCAGATTCAACGGGCGCGTTTATCATAGGTGAACTGGAACGATTGGACCAGACCTATCATGGTCCATTGTCTGGGGTCACTTGGGGGCGAGATCTCTCCTTGCGTACCGATGTAACTATGGCAGATGAGTACCATAGTTATACCTTGTCGAATTTTGGTTCCCAAGGGGGACTAGGAACGGGCAATGGTATTGGTACTGGAAAGTCCTGGGTAGGAAAGAACACCACTGAAATTTCTGGTGTATCTCTGGATATTAGTAAGATCACGCACCAGCTTCGCGGTTGGGGTCTTGATCTTAAATATACTGTTTTCGAATTGGAATCAGCCGCTCGTTTGGGTCGTCCTGTAGACCAACAGAAGTATGAAGCGATTCAACGGAAGTATCAGATGGATATTGATGAGCAGGTATATATTGGAGATATTAGTCTGGGAGATAAAGGACTATTGAATAACGCTTCCGTAACTCCTTCTAGTCTTCCTAATAATCTTGCGGGCAGTTCTACTCGTTGGGCCGGTAAGACCGCAGATGAAATCTTGCTTGATACGAATCTGATGCTGAATGCTACTTGGGCAAGTTCTGCCTACCAAGTAGTTCCTGAAGTGCTTCTGCTTCCTCCTACTACTTTTGGTTATATCAGTACACAGAAAGTATCGTCCGCTGGCAATATTTCCATTCTTCGATACATTCAGGAAAATAGTTTGCTGGCTTCTTCTGGGAAAGGTCCATTGAAGGTGTATCCTCTGAAATGGTGTTTGGGTACAGGAGCAGGAGGAACGATTGGTACGGATGGAAATGCGAATCGTGCCGTCGTATATACAAATGACCCTATGTATGCTAGGTATGCAATGACCCCATTGCAGCGCACTCCTGTTCAGTTTGCAGGGTTGTATCATAGTACCACTTATTATGGTCGTCTTGGTTCTACAGAGATTATTTATCCTGAAACGATTGGATATTTTGACGGAATCTAGGGGTAGATTAAATGGTAGAATTAATGGTTACGCATTCGGAAAGTACCAGGTTAAAAGGAAAGAAAGTTTCTCCTCCTTTGGGTAAAGAAGAAATGGTCACAGTAATTATCCCTGTCGCCTTTATTCACCGACCTGATCATAATTCTTCTTTCCGATATGAGATTGGCATTCAGGAAATTCCTAAGAGTCATGCGGAACATCCTTTTGCCAAGGCTTGTGGGGTGAAGTTATATTCTCCACGTATTCCATAATATCCATGAAAGAGTTGCTATAGTATGTTTTATATAGCAACTCTTCTCATTAGAGAATGAACGATTACTATGAATAAAGCATGGCGGCCTAGTCATTTTCAGAAACAACTACTTCTTAATCTTATTCAAGAAAATATGGTAATGACCATAGATAAAGAATTCTTGTTAGATTGGGAGACGACAGAACGTCCAAGGTATCACATGCGAATGAATGTAATAGGACTTATAAAAGCCCACGAAAGAGGTTTAATTACTTTCTACCCAGTATCTCCTGATCGGTATTTAGTAAGACCTACCGATAAGGGTATTTCTCTTATGACCCTTGGAAAGGGTATCCCTACTCCTCCAGAATAATATAAAACATGGTAAAATTAACTCCTAGTGCGTTTCGTATTAATCATCCTGAGTTTGCTAGCTCTGCTCTTTATACAAATGCACAGATTGTTTATTACCTAGAGATGGCCTATTCCTTTCTGAATGAGGAAAGGTGGGGATCACAACTACCGTATGGGATTGCGCTCTACGTGGCCCATAATCTTGCTTTAGAAGCAAGAGCCATGAATATAGCAAAGAGTGGTGGGGTCCCAGGACAACCTCAAGGGGCACCTATAGAAAAGAAAGTAGGCCCCGTGGAGACAAGATATGCTACTATCCCCTCTGGAAAAGAGGGAGATGATTACTGGAATCTTACTCTTTATGGAATACGCTTTATTCGTTTAGTAAAGCTCATGGGCGCAGGTCCAATACAAATCTAATGTCAAGCGTACATATGGATACCCAAGGAT